TGTGCAACTTTAAAATCTTTGGTAGAAGAAAATAAACTACTTGTATTTGATAGAGATATTATATCAGAATTTTCAACATTTATTGAACACAATGGTGTATTTCAGGCTGATGAGAGTTACAATGACGACTTAACAATGACGTTAGTTCTTTTTGCATGGGCTACTAATGACCCTATGTTTAAAGATCTGATGAATGCAAACAATAGACAAGCACTCTATAGTTCGCAGATGAAGAACATAGAAGACGAACTAACCCCATTTGGTTTTATAGACAACGGACAGTCAACAGAACCAGATGTTGAGGTAATAGATGGAGATATTTGGTTAAGTGACAAATATCAAAAAGACTATTCGGATTTTATTAAAGAACGTAGCTGGTAATAGTCAAAGTTCAGTATTTATAAATATACTGGTATAAAATTTGTTATGACAGAATAACATTATAAGGAGAAAAAATATGGCATTTCAGCTATCACCAGGCGTTCTGGTTACAGAGAAAGACCTCACATCGGTCGTTCCCGCAGTTGCTACGACAGCCGGCGGCTTTGCTGGCGCCTTCCAATGGGGACCTGTAGCGCAGGTTACCACAGTAGATTCGGAAAATAATCTCGTATCGAGATTTGGTAAACCAAACGATACGACTTTTCAGTCGTTTTTTACGGCAGCCAACTTCCTATCTTATGGTAACAACCTACAAGTAATCCGCGTTGTGAATGAGTCAGCAGCAAGAAACGCAAAGGCTACCGCCGGCGCAACCGCTGTTATAGTAAAAAACGAAGATCACTACAACGCTACGTATTCAGCAGGCGAAGCGGCGGTGGGTGAGTGGTCAGCAAAATACCCAGGCACACTAGGAAACTCAATTAGAGTCTCTATGGCTGACGGTAATACCTTTTCAACATGGGCCTATGCAAGTAACTTTGATGCTGCTCCTAGCACCTCAGCTTACGTCTCTGGTGTAGGTGGTTCACACGATGAAGTTCATATTATTGTCGTCGATATAAACGGTCTCTGGACCGGTACTGCAGGCACTGTTCTTGAAAGATTCCCATTCGCTTCTAAAGCAGTTGATGCTAAACAATCTGATGGTACATCATCCTTTTACAAACAAGTTGTAAATGATCAATCTGAATATGTTTGGTGGATGGATCATACAGCAACTGTTGGAGGAGGCACATCATGGGGCTCATCTGCAAATGCTACAGCCTTTGCTAACCTAACGTCTAATGTAACAATGACCCTAACTGGTGGTGTATCTTCAGATGCTCCTACAGACGGTAACATTACATCTGCTCTTTCAGTATTCGCTAACGATGAATTGTATGATATTTCGTTGATCCCTCTAGGTGCTGCATCTTCTACTGTAGCTAATTATGCTATCAGCAGTGTTGCTGAAGTAAGAAGAGACGTAATTGTATTTGCATCACCTGAACTGGCCGATGTAGTAAATAACGCAGGCGCAGAAGCTACTGATATCGTTACATTCCGCGATTCACTTACATCTAGTTCTTATGCTGTACTTGATTCTGGTTGGAAATATCAATACGATAGATACAACGACAAATATCGTTGGATTCCGTTGAATGGTGATACCGCTGGTACTGCTGTTCGTACAGACTTCCAAGCCGATCCTTGGTTCTCACCCGCTGGTTTCAATCGCGGTCAAATCAAGAACGTTGTTAAGCTTGCCTATTCACCTAGCAAAACCGATCGTGATACACTTTATAAAAAGGGTGTAAATCCAATCGTTTCGTTCCCAGGTAATGGTGTAGTACTATTCGGTGATAAGACGTTGTTGGCTAAACCTTCAGCATTCGATCGTATTAACGTTCGTAGATTGTTTATTGTGCTTGAAAAAGCAATTGCAACAGCCGCTAAGTTCCAACTCTTTGAATTCAACGATGGATTTACTAGAGCTCAATTTAGAAATCTTGTCGAGCCGTTCTTAAGAGATGTACAAGGTCGCCGTGGTATTACCGACTTTAAAGTAGTTTGTGATGAGTCTAATAACACCGGTCAGGTAATTGATCGCAACGAATTCGTTGCTGACATCTTCATCAAGCCTGCTCGTGCGATTAACTTCATACAGCTCAACTTTATTGCAACCCGTACCGGTATTTCTTTCGAAGAAGTCGGCGCTTAATAAAGGAGAGTAGAAATGACAACTTTTAACGTAGAACGCTTCAAATCAGCGCTAACCAACGGTGGTGTACGCCCTAACCAATTTGCCGTCCAACTTTCATACCCTACGTATGTTACTGGCCAGTCAATTGCTGTTGCTCGGTCCCCATTCTTGGTATCTGTAGCTGAGTTACCTGGTCAAACAGTTAACCCTGCTATCATTCAATACAGAGGTCGTGAAGTAAAATTCGTCGGCGATCGTGTATTTGCACCATGGACAATTACTGTATTAAATGATTCAGAGATGTCTATTAGAAACGCTGTTGAACAGTGGATGGGTGGTATGGAAGATAACGTCTCTAAATTCGGCAGACTACAACCTGCCCAATATCAGCGCGATCTTGACATATTTCAATTGGATAGAAATGGTAACATTCTAAAGTCTTATAAACTTATGGGTGCATTCCCTGTCGATCTATCACCTGTTGGACTAGACTTTGGGGCTAATGACCAAATCTCTACATTCACCTGTACATTCCAATATCAAACCTTTACATCAGCAAGCAACGCGCTGGGTAGTATTGTTAATGTTGGTGGAATTTTTAACAAGTAATCTGGTAAGTACCTTAACTACATAAACATACATAATGGCAATTAATCTTTTTGGATTTAAAATTGGGCGTGAAGATAAGCAACAAGAGTTAAAGAGCCAATCCTTTATAACTCCTGTTGCTGATGATGGTACCTCTACGGTATCTGCTGGTGGATACTTTGGAACATATGTCGATATTGACGCGTCAGCTCGGTCTGAATCCGAGCTGATTTCGCGTTATCGAGATATTGCTAGCTATCCTGATGTTGATAATGCAATTGAAGAAGTTATTACAGAGGCTATTGCCGCTATTGATAGTGAGGAGCCGGTTAAGTTAGATCTTGAAAGCTTAAATTTATCAAAAAATATTAAGAATTCTATTAACGCAGAATTTGAAGAAATTTTAAATTTATTAGATTTTAAAGATAAAGCACACGACATATTCAGACGTTGGTATGTAGATGGTAGACTATACTATCAAAAAGTCATTAATCCTGCACAGACCAAAAAAGGTATTCAGGAACTAAGATATATTGACCCCCGTAAGATTAGAAAAGTACGCGAGGTTAAGAAAGATAAGCTACCTTCTGGGGTAGAGGTTATTAAGTCAATAGATGAGTTTTTCATCTATAATGAGCGGGGGCTTGCAATCAACCCCGGCTCAGCTCCTAACCCCAGTAATGGGATTAAGATTACGCCAGATACAATTACATTTTGTCCATCTGGTCTCTTAGACTTAGACCGTAATGTTGTGATTGGTTATTTAAATAAGGCCATAAAGCCCGTTAACCAATTAAAGATGATGGCAGACTCCTTGGTCATATACAGACTGAGTAGAGCACCTGAGAGAAGAATATTCTATATTGATGTAGGTAATCTTCCTAAGTTAAAAGCCGAGCAATACATGAAAGACATCATGGCGCGGTATCGCAATAAGATCATTTATGATTCTACCACAGGTGAGATTAAAGATGATCGTAAATTTATGACCATGCTTGAGGACTTTTGGCTCCCAAGACGTGAAGGCGGTAGGGGTACAGAGATTACTACACTACCAGGTGGAGAGAATTTAGGGCAGATTGCTGATATAGAATACTTTCAAAACAAAGTATATCAGGCACTCAATGTACCTACATCTAGATTTCAACAGCAGTCAGGTTTTAACTTTGGACGTGCTGCAGAGATTTCTAGAGATGAGTTAAAGTTTGCTAAGTTCATTAGCCGCATACGTAGAAAATTTAATTCGTTATTTGATGATCTCTTGCAGACCCAATTAATTCTTAAGGGTATTATTACTGCAGAAGACTGGGATGATATTAAGCCAAAGCTTAACTACAAGTATGCTCAGGATCAGTATTACCAGGAGATGAAAGAGGCAGAAAATCTTAGAAATAGATTAGATGTGCTTAATCAAATGACACCTTATGTTGGCGTATACTTCAGTAAGAGTTATGTTCGTAAGAATATCTTAAAATTATCCGATAATGATATTGATCAAATAGAGCAGGAGAATAAAGAAGACCCTCCTGAACTACAGCCTGGAATGCCAGGTGCTGATCAAGCAATAGCACAACAACAACAAGATGCAGCACAACAACAAGATGCTGCACCACAGGAACAAGACGAGCCAACTGAACAAGAAGCTGCCCTGCGCAGATGAGTAAGGTAGCCCTTATAAATAATAAACGGAGAAAATAATGGATAACACAGAAGCAATTAGCAATATGATAGACGATATCTTAGCGGGTAATAATACCGAGGCTAAAGAGGTGTTTGATAATATTGTTTCAAATAAGATGACTGATGCTCTGGATGTTAGAAAAACAGAATTAGCGCAAGCAATTTATTCTAATGAAAAAGTAGAAGACGAAGACGAAGTAGAAGACGAAGAAACTTCCAACTAAGAGAAA